TATAGTTCCTGAAGCAGGAGTATAAGCTGTTCCACCCATTCCAGTATGATTTGTGCAATAATAATATAATGTTGGTGCTCCAGTTGCGACTGTTATTTGAGTATATGCTCCTGCTGACCCAGGAGTTCCATTTGTAGTCACACCTGTAGTATATTCAGAACCACCACCATGAGAACCATTACTAGTTGTAGAAAATCTTAATGGGTGACCACTATTAGAACTATCAGACTGATCAAATCTATATGTACTTCCTTCTTGTAAATAAAGTTGTTGTTGCTGAACAGAGTCAACATAATATTTATTTCCACTTCCTGGATTAGATACAGTTATTGCATAACTTAAATAAGACTCTGTTCCTAACGATCCTACATCGCCTGTGCCACTTGTACCAGTTTCTGTAATAGATGCAAAAGGAGTTTCTGTTCCTACATCTCCTGTACCACTTGTTCCAGTAACATTTGGCTCTACATTTTCAACAATAAATAATTCAGTGAAACCTACAAAGCCATTACCATTACCTCCAATGGATCTTCTTTCTTGCGATTTAATAAAAGGATCAAATGAAAAAGCAAGATCTAAAGTAATATCTTCTTTGTTATGGTCACCTGGTCTAGGTTTAAATAATGCAGTAGCATCAATTACATTTTTAGGTGGTGTCAACTGTGGATGTTTTGCTTCCCATTCATCTGGTGCAACACGCAGATTATCCCAAGTAGTTTTAAGTTCAGTATATCTGACTCTTTGACCACCTCTGTCGCTTATTGCATAGGATCTTTTACCTTTAGCATATCTAGGCATGTCATACCAAATTCAACACAGTAGGCTGAACCCTCAAACTTACACCATCATTATCAGATGAAGCTGCATGATTAAATGCTCTTTCATACATTTCATTCAATAGTTGAAATTTTTCTGGTGCATATTTCATAGATAATTTAGAAGCCAAACCTGCACAAATACAATCACTCCAACGATAAGGTATATCTGCATCTTGATTAGAAGCTGTAATATCATCCAATTGGTTCATTGCCCAATAATTTAAAGTATATGCTTTATCTGGTACATTCCAAAAATATATTACTGGAGTATACTGCCTATCAATCATGTACTGACTAGGTTTGCCTTTAGTTGTTTTATTAGGTATTTGATTATATTCTGATATGGTAACTCTGTTAATTGTTTGATCAGTTGAATCTTCACGAATTACTGCATCAATAATATCAATTGTTCCTACAGGTAAAGTATAATTAGTAGTGCCATCTGCCAAAGTTAAAGTGTTCTGAGTAACTGCCCAATAGTTTATTCCTCTATTTGCCCATTCAGAAAATAATAAATTTAAGCTTCTACGAGCAGAAACTGCTTGATATCCAGTCCTAGTCTCTGCTCCTAAACCACAACGATCATAAGCTTCAGCTATTATTTCTTCAACACTAGGTCTAAATGCTACTGTACCAGATAATGCCATTAATACTGTTTAATACCTCTAATAATAATTTGGTATGCGTCACCTGCAGCTCCTGCACCAGTTGTTGTAAATTTTACGTCACCAGTACCATTCGTTCCAAAACTTGAGGTAGTTGGTAAACCACCGAATTTTGAAAAGTCTTGGTAACCAGACTGACCTTCAGTTAAATGCATTACAATTATATCAGTATCAGCATCAGCTAATATCTCTACTGTCATAGCAGAAATAACCCACCAACACTCTACAATCCTTATACCTGTACAAGTTTCTCCATCAGCATTTACTGCCAAAGCAGAAACATCAATTTTAGAAACTGCACTTTCATTACCAGTGTCAACATACTGATATTGAAAAGCCATAACGACTTCTCTAGTATTGTCAGCTATGGTTGTTACTTTTGTAAGATCTGCCATTTATCACTCCGATATTTCGCCACGCAATAGCATAGCTTTGTATTCAGCACTCCCCTTTGGGGGAAGTGCCTTACTTTTTGAAGTTTTCTTGGTACTGACCCAAGCTTCATTGACATTAGGAGTATCTGGATTATCGGAAATAAATTTGCCAGATTTTGTTCTAGCTCTTTTTTTCTCAGCCATTTAAATCTCCATTATCTGTCTTGGGCAGCAAACATATAGTCAATGTTCATTGATTTAGTTCCTGTAGCAGAACCAGATAGTTCCATTGCTCCAAGAGCTAAGTTTTCGTCATCAGGAATATTTGCTGTATGTGTAGCAACTTTATTTCTGTTTACAAAAAACTCAACAGATCCAGTGCTCTTTACATGAAATCCAAGTGTAACTGCTGTACCACTCGCAATATCTACTCCAGAATCTGTTGTAGTTGCAGTACCATCTTTCTCAGTCACACAATCAATATTACTGTCACCATCGTCTACTTGAAAAACAATTCGATCAGCTGCTGTTAGCATTGCTTCTGGATTAGTTGCAAAGTTTACTGTTAAACCTATACAAATATCCATTGCATCACCTTCTGCATCAGTCGGAGTTATTTTAGTTTCAAACCAAATATCTCTACCAGATGCCACTGCAAAAATCTCATTGCCTTGTATTGAAGCACCATCATTGTCAGTTGTAGCTTGTGAACTTAAAGTAACTGCACCACCTACAACATCAGCTGCGATAGCTGCTGAAGCACTACTATCTTTTACAACTGTCCAGTCATTTGTACTATCTAAAGCAACTCCAGTAAAATCATCCATGTAAACCATGTAATCTGGATTGCGATCTATTGGTAAGTTTTCAAACCAACCTTTTGAATTACCTTTTCCTGAAAATAGAATAGGTCCTGAAAAATGCGTATTAGCCATGTTAATCTCCTGTCTTGGCTAGTGTCAGTTGCATTGCAACTGTCAGGATTAAAATAAAAGGGAGAGATAAACTCTCCCTTAGTTAGTTAGGCAGCACCTTCTGTACCGAAAATACCTCTCCAGTCAGTAAATCCGAAAGAATATCTTTCTCTTACTTTATAGCGAACATTTCCAGTTTCAAAGTCACCTTCCATCCCTTTTTTCATTGGGGATCTTTGGAACATTTTTAACCCATCAGGTACATCTGTTAAAATAAAGAATGCATCTGAATCAGTTAACCTTCTCATGATATGATAACCTTGAGGTAGATAACCACCATTGCGAATAGCATTGATGTCATTATCTGCTGTTCCAGTTCTTAACTGAGATTCTAAAAGTCTCTCAGCAGTGAAGGTATATGCAGTTGGTATAATCAAAGTTGTACCTTGAGCTGCAATTCTTAAACCACGATCATCTTTCATATCTGCGATTTGAATTAGCATTGATTCAAGTGATGTCTCAGATAAATCAGCTGCTGTTGCCAAAGTATTACTTTGAGTTCCATTTGTTGTAGGATGAGATGCACTTAACAATGCAACACCATCTCCACCACCATATGGATCTGTAGTTGAAGTTGCGTTATTCAAAATATTTGCAGCTTTGATTTCCTTTGTGGAAGCCATAGATCTTGCAAGTGCTTTTGTATAACGAGAAGCAATTGAACCATACTGCCCATCTTCTTCAGCTTCTTCAGTAATTGAAAATGCTAATGCTACAGTTTCATGCTGATATCTAGCTGTCCACTGCTGACTAGCAGTATCATAACTAATAGCTGCACCTTCATCTTTTGTTGGTGCATTACCAAATCCTTGTAACAATACATCTTCTTCAAAAGCTCTTGTAGAAGTGTTAGCAGAAAAAACTGCTTCGTATTCTGGTGGATAACGATCATACTCAAGTCCAAAAAGGGTATTCAACCCTGGCTCAAGCATTTTAGCAAATTGTGCTCTATTCATAGCCATTGTCTAATCTCCCTTATATACCTGCTGTTGCCTTGAGAATATGCTCATTTAAAAGCACCTCAACGACAGCATTTGCACCGAAAGCATTATCTGGTGATTCGTAAAGACCAATAATTTTACAAGTAGCAGTACCTGTACCCATACTAGAATTTAATTGAAAACCAGATTGCCCTGTCACAGTTGAACCTGCACCTGCTACAACATCAGCACAATTACCGATGTTTGTCTGAGCAGGAGATCCGTCTGACATAACTTTATAAACAATATATGGATCATCATATATATATGCGATTATATTTGTAGCAGTAGTTCCAGTTGGAAAATACTGACTATAAACATATGAACCATCTGAAGCAGTATAAGACACACCTGCAAAAACACCAATGTTGTTTGTTTCTGTAGCAGAATGAGGTGTTATGACACCATCTGCTGTTAGAATACAAAGATCACCTGTAAAGATGTTCTCTGCCAAACCACTAGTTATAGTGTATTTATTTGCACGAGGAATGTTACCACTCATATGGCGAACTGGCACAAAGCCAAAGGCTGCATCAACATTAGCCATTTAAATTTCTCCTCAGAGTTAAGTTTCAATCTTCCATGACAGATAGATCCCTGCCACGACTCGAATTAGACGCACGATCTTGGTAGATCCTTTGTCCAGTTTTTCGACCTAACGCATCTAGTTCACCTGCGATTGATTCGTTTGCTTCAGAACTCTTATTTCTATAATAAGCTTTCTGTGCTTTGTGCTTTTCAATAGGCATTTCACAAAGCAACATGCCTTCAATCCCAATAGAACCTGCCCATTGACCATGATTGATAGTTGGAAACAACTGATCTTTCACAGTTTCGGACTTGCGTGGACTCCATCCTTCACGCATACGTTTGTATACATTGTCTGGAGTTTCTTTACCCTGAATCGAGGTAGCAATCCATCGTTGAGTGTATCCTGGTCGAGGTTCTGGAGCATCCAACAATGAGGGGGGTTTCCAAGCTGTGTCTGGTCTTGTTTCAGTTTCACGCACAGATACCCTGTTTTGATTTGCACGAATATTTCTATTTTCAACCATAATTAGCTCCTTTGCTGTTTTCTAATTTCAGCTTCATACTTTTTAAGACTTTGTTCATCATTAATCCCAAGTTCTCTAGCCATTGCAAGTTGATCTTTCGTCATTCGTACTCTATTGCCCTTATAAGACGAGCCACCTGTAGTTGGTGCAACTGGTTGTCTACTTTTTACTTTAGTCTTATTTGGACTTGTGCCTGATATTAACTCAGGAAACACCTTCTGTAAACGATTATTTAATTCTTCATAATAATCATCTGAATTTTTATCAAATCCTTCAGCTTCAATTTGCACATCGATAGCTCTAGCTGTCGCTGTCTCTCTTTCAAATCCTTGCTGATTAAACCAATTATTCTTCTGCCACCACTGCATAGCCTTGTCTGGAACAGGATTTGAAACTGTCTGCTGTGCTCTGCCAACTGTCGGTGATACCGACTGCTGAGATCTTTGTTGTTGTTGTAATTGTGCAACTCTAACAGCAGCTCTCATATCTGCCAACTGTTCTGTAAAAGCTAGTTGTGCTTTTGTGTCACCTTCCTCAACAGCTTTTTCCAAAGCTTGTTTTACTTGTGAGTATCTTTGATTAAATGCTTGTTCAGTGTTTTTATTCGCACCTTGTTCTAATCTTAACAGTCTAGCATTTAACTGAGCATTTTGCTCTTGCATCTCTTTAACTTGTAATTCAGCATCTTTTCTTTGAGCTACAAGCTTTTGTATTCTTTTTTGTACTTTTTCCCCATACTCTTCTTGCTTGGCTTGCTCTGCTTGTGCTTGTGCCTTTTCTTCTTCTGCCTTCTTTTCTTCGGCAACGTCTTTAGCTTCTTCAGCAGGATTATCTGTAATCTCTATTTCAAAATCTTCAGGTTCAGCCTTCGCCTTTTTTATTTCATCATTTATTTCGTTTATTACTTCTTCTTGATTTTGCATGGTTGCGTTCTCCAAGTTATGTCGCTAAATAAGAAGTCACATCTACATCTTCTGGTAATATTGATGTTAATTCATCATCATTAAGTAAAAGCAGACGCACTCCATTAATTGTAACTTTCTGACCTGCATACTTTCCGTATGTTACTCTGTCACCAATTTTTGGTGTTGTATCCATTCTCCATTTCTTTCCAGTGTCACGATCTTTAAATGACAAATCACCCAATGCAACCACACGACCATGTGCAGTCATATATTCTTCGTTATCTTGTGATTGTGATGCTAAGTACAAACCACCTTTTGTTTTCATTTTGACCTGATGAGGTTGTACTAATACTTTCCAATTTAATGGAGTTGGTAGTTGGTGCGAACCAATTTTTGATTCTGTTGATTCGTCTTTTAATATTTCAGCATGTTGATGAGACATGTTATCCATCCTCTTTATCTAACTTTTTCATTGTTTCATCGATAATCTCAGATGCCTGTGATAAGCCTTCTGCGATACCAACGTATTTTTGATATGACTCAAAATCGGAAATCCGACCTTCAATCATCCCCTTCGCTATCTCTAGCTTCTTCTCTTCCAAGTTTTCTTTGATCTTTTGGAGTAAGTCTGTTACTGTCATCTCTCACCTTTCCAGACATAGAAACACCAGTAACATGTATAACGACATCTTTTCTATCGTCAGTCATTAATACTTCTTCTTGCCTTTCATAGCCTTTTTCTTTTTCTTGCCTTTCATAGCTTTTTTACCCTTATGCATCATGTCTTTAGCTCCTTTTAAAAGTTTTGAAAATTGTGATCTTAATAACATAATGACATAAGGATAACATCAAATAAAATAATTTCAAGATAGTTTATTAAAATCCATACGCATCACAATAAGCATCTGATCCATAACATGGCTCATCTTCTTCCCAAAGATACTCGTTAAGTTTTCCACCATTATCAACATGCTTTTTCATTTTATCAAATAAAACTCCCATTGTTTGCTCAAGCATTTCTCTTGCCTTAAATCTATCACCTTCAGCTTTTTTAATAAAATCTGAAAGAAGAAAAACCTTATTATGATTCCATCTATTCCCTCTAGAATCTTCTGCTTGTGCACAATAACCTTCGTGATGTATCGGTGTTCCACACTCATCTGTACCTGCACGATACAACCAAGTGTTTGGGTAAAAGAATAATCCTTTTGCTTCTGTTATATTCATTATATTTCCTTTCTTAAAAATGCTTTACCTTGTGATCTAACTTTTTTATTGCCATTCTTCTTCAATGACTTTTCCCACTTTCTAGAAGTAGAGTGGGTTCTTCCTCGACCTTTTATTCCTTTTGACATTTTGTTTCCTTTCTTACTATACGAATCACTATACCATAAATAAAATACTTGTCAAGTAGACTGTTATAAGTTATTGTTTTTATTAGGTAACAATTTTATTTAGGATTAGAGGTTGACAAACTAAACGAATCAGTATATATTAGATTTATAAGTTTTGAGAAAGGAACTAAAATGGAATTAACAGAAACTAAAGTAGAAGAAATAAAGGCAGAAGTATCAGACAAAACAGCAACTGCTTTTAGAGAAACTATATTATCTGGCATAAAAGGAACAGACTTTTATGTTAATGAAAATACAATAGATGCTCTTTTTAATAGAGCTTGTGATGAAGTAATAGATCAAGTTCTTAGACAGCATAAATGGTAAACAAACTGGGGGAGAAATCCCCCACCAACTTCAGAAAGGAGTTCATTATGGACAATCAATACTTAAATTTAAAAAAGATTGCAAATGCTTGTGATCTAAAACTATTTAGACATTACTATGATGATAGTGATGATTTTGCTTATACTTTATTTCGTATTGGAGAAACTCCAGATGATGCGATTGCAACTTGTAGCAATTTAGATCGTGTCGCTGAAGCACTTTGCAATCATATTCTATATAAGACAACTGCTGACGTTAATCGTGGCATTTATCTTCATAAAGAAAAAGGTATTGAGAAATACCGATAATTTTATTGGGGTGCTTCGCCAGTATCTATAAATGGTAAAGCACCCAATGGAATACCAAACCTTAGATTGTTAATGTCTCTTAAAAGAGGATCAAACATAGCTCTTGTGTATCTAGCAGATTGTGGATTATTTATTAACACTCTTTCACTTTGTGGGGTGTCTATCGCCCTAGATGCTATATCATCATCTCTAATAGGTCCTACTGTTTTTGGTATCCCTAAACTAAAATTAAGATTTTCTTGTAGGTCATAAAATCCACCTTTACCACCACGATCTATAACATTGTCAAAATCTAAAAATCTTGGTCTACCATCAGACTGTGAAACATTTCTTAAATAAAAGGCAATGTCATCAGTCGTAATTGTATTAACATCTGTACCTTTTCGAGTTTTTGTAAGTTCTGGAAAAACATCTGTAAATTTTTTCGTTTCACCACCATCAATTGATACTGTCATTTCATCTACAGGTAATACATTAAAGTTTTTACCTTTAGCATCAATTGTAACAACTTGAGGATTTAACCTTTTTGTTGTAATTAATTCTGCTATTTCTCCAAATGTTGGAAAGTCAGTATAAGTAGATGCCACAAAAGGTGATTTTGACATGTAAACTTCTTTGCCTAATGTCGGTCCTAATTCTTCTGGATTATTACCACTAAATCGACCTCTATAAAATAAATTATCAACATCAAAACCAAGTGCTTTTGCTCTTTCCATCCTTGATTTTTTATCCATAGGTAGATCATAATTTTTCATTAAATAATCATAGTCAAGTCTTTGTGCTAAATCTGACACAAAATTCTTTTGGTTATCGGTAAGTTCTTTACCTTCTTTTCTGGCTTTTTTTATAAAATCTATAAAGAGTTGTGTAGTTTGTTGTTTTGGAGTTAGATTATCGAATCTTAAATTACCTAGATTAGATCCAATTGTGTTAGGATCAACTCGTACATTTGCTAATTTGTTTTTTAAACTAGTTGCAAATTCTACTAGCTTTGGTGCAAATTGTGTACCTTTCGCTATAACAGGACCTAATACTGCACCTAATACACCTTGCGTTATGCCAGTAGCAGTACGATCCCTTGCACCTTCACCACTTAAAAAACCCTCTGTAAATCCACCTAGAGCACCAATCGTTGCAGATCC